ATTTGTTCCAGATGTCTGAGCATTTTTCTGATTTCTTCTTCGGAAAGGAATAACCCCTCTTGAGTCTCTTTCATTTTTTGAATGATTTGTTCCACAGTCATTCCCCCTTTCGTCTTTGCAAACATCTTTATGACTCCCGCCTCTCGCTGAGCAGGTACTGCCACAAAAGACCATTCATATGCGTCTGTGGGCTGATTCAAAACAATGTGGCAGACTTCTTTTGCTCCGTTTTTTTCATACTGTTTTCCCTGTTTATGGT